AAAACTTTTTTCCATAGAATATATCTAGGATTTTTCTCATAATCTACAGGTTTATTTTCAGGTTTATCTTTTTTATCTTTATGTTTAAATAATGATATCATTTATCTACCTTACTAGCTTTTTGTCTATTAATTCTTTCAAGATCTCTTCTCCAAAAACCCTGCATATACTTTAGTTTTTGTTCTTTTAATTTTATATTATGCAGTAATGGATTTAGAGGAGTTACTATTGTGGCATATTTGTCATTTATTTCTGCTTTTCTTTTCATAGCAGCATAATATTTTCTCATGCCTCTTGTTAAAAAAGATTCTTTTCCTTTTGATGCCCATATAGGATGTTCAAGTTTATTCTTTTTTAAATCACTCATTTAATACCCCATTGAGTTTTGCTTTTCTTTACTCTTTCTGGATCATATGCTTTACTAGCAGCATACAATAGAGTTGTTCCTGCTAAACCCCAAGGTGATAAACTTTTCCCAATCTTTATTGCTTTTGCTGCAAGTGTAAGTGTTGGTTTTATATTCTTCAAACTCTTCGGGGTTATCCCAGTTGGAGATGTTTGTAATTGTTTTGCTATTTCTTTATAATTAACTGGTTGTCTTTTTGGTGTTGATCTTTTATATATTCCTTTTTCTTTTTTATATGCGTTTTCAAAATATTGATCCATTTGACCTGGTGTTATATTTAACCTCCCTTTAAATTTTTGCCCTAAAGTTACATGTTGTTTAGCTATCCATTCTTTTTTTGTTAATCCTCCAACTGTTTTATTAATAACAACTAATGGGTTTGGAGTTCTTGTTGAAGGTATAGGATGTTTAGTTGTGAATACTCCTTTAATACCCCATGGTATTCCTTTTTTCCAGAAAGGAATTTTAGGATCTGCCATTAGTACCCCCTGAACTGGCGACCTTTAGGATATACTTTTACTCCACCATATAAAATATATCTGTCTTTGATGATAGGTTTAACTTTATTCTGTGGAGATGGATGGTGAGGAGTTATATATGGAGGAAGTTTTTTTTCTTTATAACCTGATGATTTAGGTCCAGGAGTTGTAATTTTTAATTGTTTATCTGACATACCAGGATCTTGTGGTCCTTTTGATACTGGGAATCTTCGACCACCTCCAGGTACCGTGCCTTTTCTTTTTCCGAATTTATCTAATAAATATCCTGCACCCCAAAGTGCTCCTCCTGCTAGTAATCCATAAAAACTTTTTTTTGCTCCTGGTGTTCTTAACCAAGCAGCCTTTCCTTGTTTAACTACCATAGGAAGAGTTTGTCTTACAATCTTTCCACCATGAGCTTTATATTTAGTTAATCTATTTGGATCTCTCCATTGAATCTTTCTAATATCATCTCCCCATTTTCCACTTGATCCAGTAGTACCTCCAGATGGTTTTACTTTTCTAAATTTATCAAATAATCCCATTATGCTTTTCCTTGTTGTTTTTTATATTGTTGAGCAAATAAAGACTTACCACCTTTGGTATTTCTTTTTCCTTTTTTTCTAAGAGCTTTTATATAAGCTTTAATTCCTTCTGCCGTATATGCGTATTTAACTCCGTCTAATGTTGGCATTTTAATTATTCTTCCTTTGAGCTGGAAAATGTTTTATCTTTTGTGGTCTAGTTCCTTGTAGATCTGCTCTAAACTTCTTAGCTCTTTTAGTTTGGGCAAGTAACGATACTCCTGCTATTAATGTTCCCCATCCTGAAGTTACACCGATTGCACGACCTACTGTTGATAAAACTTGTTTTCCTCCATATTTGACAGGTATAAGCTTTAATTTATTCTGATCTACTACCAACCTTTTTCCTCGACCATATATAGCAGCATCCCATCGTAATCTACTGGTTTTCTCTTGTCCTGCTTTCCAACCCTTATTAATTCTTTCAAGTAAAGTTCCTCTTAAATTTCTTCCCCATTTAGTTGCTACTCCTTGTTGTACTTTTTTTGGTAAGCGTTCAAATCTTTCTTGGCTTATCGATGGTTTAGCTTTGACTGTTTGTTCACCTGGTTTAAGTCTTTGCATCAAATACTTTGGAATACCCAAACCAGCCATTATCCTTTACCCCAGAAATACCAGGCAGTAAGAGCTATAATAATAGCTCCCCATATCCATTTACATTTAAAATTTTCACAAAATTCATCTCCACACATTGGACAATGTTTTGCTTTAGGAGGAAAATCCGAATCAACAGGACTTGCAGTAGGAGTGTTTTCAACTTTTTTTCTTAATCCTTCTCTTGTAGCTTCCTCAGAATCTTTTCTTGCCTGGGCAAGATCAGCACTAAAGTTTGCTTTAGCTTCGTCTTTCTTGGGATCTCTTACCATACTATATACCAAATAACAATAGCAGCTACCAGCCACCATGCTTTGATATCAGCAAGAGTAAATTCCTTCACATCCCACCATATATCACTTATCTTATCTTTTAGCCATTCCATAATTAATTATCCTTCATATTGCTAGTTGCAACCAGCCAGAACACTAAAGGTGTTATCCTTGTATCTGACAGATACAAACTAGCTTATGTAAAAAAAAAATATTTAACAACGCACATTACTTCTGGAAGTTTCTCCATCTCTTTTTCCAAAGCCAATTGCCGAACCTGGTGTGGATCTGCTGAATCCAGTTCCAGAATCTGTTATGATAGAATTTATTCATAATCACTTTTTTTCTAAGTATCTAGTGAGTAGGATCAGAAGGAGTTCTGTAAACCCATTTTCCCCCCACCCCCGACTTATAATAACCATTTATATATACACTGGGGGAAAAAGTAAGAGTAAGAATGAATCGTCCTGTCGCACATCGACGATTAGTTGAGTAGCTAAAGCTACACTTTATATGATGTTTGACTAGACCTAGCCTAAATCTATATTGACCTTGACATCTCCTATGACCTGATGCTGATGTCTCTCTGGTGCTTTAAATCCTGTCCTATCTAGTATGTCTATACATGCTTGTAATTGTACATACTCTGACTTACTACCTTTAGCTAATCGTAGCAAATGACTTGATGCTAAACCTGCTCCTAGACCTAGTGTCTTAGCAACTTGTTGTAACATGTACTTTTGTACTTTCTCTAGTCGTAGAGCCCTACTGGCTGATACACGACCACTCTCACCCTTTGCATATCCTGCTATCTGACTAGCCTTTGTTACGGAACATCCTATAGCTACGATAGTATCTACTAATTTGGTTTGTTTGTCAGTTAAGCTAGTTTCTTTAGAACTAGAATTAGATTTAGTTACATCATTCATAGGTTATTAAAACTTGTTATTTACGGTTTTAGCATAGATTGTAGAACAAGTCAAATGTATTGATTAGAAACATCAGATATGTGCATTAATGATAGTATGTAGAGCTTCCCTGACTTTATAATACCTACGGTGTTATAAGGACAGATTAAGGATTTCATATATGTAATGTAAGAAATCCTTAAGTGCTTGCAAAAGAGTGATTAAGAATTTTTTTTAATCATTATCAATATTAATAATAATAAACACTATCATTATTATAATAATAAATATCATACTAATTATAGTATGGTATAATTAGTATTATTAATGTTTTTTTTGGAGAGAGAAAAAATGTCAAAATCTGAAAAGAAAATGGATCCATTAAATAATGATCCTTTAACCAGCAAAGAAATAAAAACCTTTGTTGATAATGTAAGAGATGGAATTACTAAAAATCCACCTCTATTAAAAGAAAAAGTGCCTACACCTAATCACGATATTGATTGGTGTAAATTTTCTAAATCTAGTATGTTTAAAAAACTAGATGATGAAACAATCGAACCAATTATGGAAGTTTTAAAAACTTGTTATTGTGAAAATGAATTGCAATCTAAATCATTATTAGCAAGTAGTATTAAAACTATGTGTAATTCTATTTTCAAAATGATTGCACAAGCTAGAACTATAGCTGGACTTCATTCCGATAAAATTCAGAAAGATATTTCGGATAGAACACAAAAAGCTGATGTAATAGCAGGGGCTAATACTTTAGAAATCCCAACACAACAAGTCAATAAAAGTAGTAATGATTTGTTGAAATTGCATAATAGATTGAGTGTAAATACAAAACATCTTAATCTATG